GGTAACTTTATGTTGGGAAGTGACGGAGAGATTGTTATTAACGACCCATTCTTTACTGGTTCATGGCGTTAAACCTTTAATAACTCTTCCATAGTATACAAGTTCTGCATATAGGGCGATACATCTTCTAATACACTTGAAGGTAAATCGCCCTTTCTTCTTGGCCCGTATTTTACTTCAAAATCTAAGTCGTTTACTTTCTGAAATAGATTAACGATTTCTTTAACTGTGTATCCGACACCGTGCCCTAGACATTCAATCTTGTTTGCAGGTGTTTCAATCGCATCTTTCAATGCTGTGCAGATTTCATTCACATGAACATAGTCACGCACACATGTTCCATCCCAAGACTCGTTGTAATCATTACCATAGATAGTAAACTCGCCCGTTTCTTTTGCTTTAAGCAAATTGAACATTAGTCCATCTGGATTAGTAGGAGGAACTACTGTGCTACCAATGACGTTATAGAATCTAAAAATAGTATAATCTTTTTTATTGTGTTCGGTGCAATATTCACGTACCACATCTTCTGCCGCACGTTTACTGATACCATACGCACTTGCACATCCTTCTGCGGCGCCTGTGCTAGCAAAAATAAAGTTATTACATTCAACTTTATTAATAACGTTCATTGTCCCGTTGATATTAGTGATGTAATAAGGAATAGGATGTTTTTCGCTTTGTCCTACATTTACTAATGCAGCCAAATGTATACATGTATCAAATGTTTCTTGGATATTAAACAAATGATTAATATTAATATGATGGAAGTTTTTAATTGGTATGGTAGGAGGATTTACATCCAACCCATGCACTTCATAATCATTTTCTAGCATCTTACAAAGATGACTACCGATGTAGCCTGAGCTACCTGTAATTAAAATTTTCTTCATAGTCCTTCAAACAGACTTGTGCCTGTTTCCTCTTGTGTTGGTTTAAATGTTGGATCTTTGCTTAGGTAAGTATCGTCATCAGTATATGTTATTGTAACAAATTTATATCTATTTGACAATACACTTTCAAAATCTTCCCGTGCTAAATGCTTTCGATCCAAGTCTTTAATATAGTCGCGGTACTTGACAGTTTGATATGTATTGATTTTTGCAGTGTTTGTATTACTACGCTTGCCTACAAAGTCATCTAAAAACTTAACCCATGTTTGTGCAACCTTATCGTCTAGGCTCTTTACGTAATCAAGTGCGCTTTGTGGTCTATCGATGTTGTACAGTTCCGTGATTGCATCGGCTGCCCTACTGATATGAACCTTATGATAATAAACACTGTCAAAGTTATCTGACCAGTCTTGCGTGTCCAATACAACGCATTGCATATGACCTAAACATTCTAAGAATGCGAAAGGATAGTTCTCACGCAGACTTGGCATAAAGAATACTTTACAGCTTTTGATAAAGTCTACTTTCTCTTGACCAACAATGCCTGCACGGATTTCATAATTAGTAATACCTGCTTCGGCGAATGCTTTTTCAAACTTCTTAGCACCGTTACTGTTAGTCATTACTTTACAAGGTAGTTTGGCTTCCTTCATCACACGAATATATGCTTCTGGATTCTTACCTTCTTCCCAACGACCGATGAACAATACGCCTTTCTTAGGATCATTGCTAGGTTCAAGTAATCCGCGTTCGCTCATTGGCATGGGCAACAATGCACAGTTAGTTGCACCATACTTAGTAAGTTCGTCAATGTTCTTTTGACTTTGTGTTCCAATGATAATGTCATTGAATTCCATGTGCTTATTGTAGAAGTTATGATAGCTATCCAAGAATACATCACTGCCCTGACTTTCACGGAAAATCATACTGTGCAAGTGAGTATAGAACACAACAGGGATGTACTTATTGACTGTTAGTGCATAAGCCGCAGTCATTGCCTCTTGTGTGTTGCATACAATCATGTCATAGATGTTTTCTTCGAATGCTTCAACTAACGCTTTGCGGAAGTTGATAATTTTTTCAAAGTTGATTGTATCACTGAATGCGAATGTAGCAGTGTGGTCACTATAACGCATAGGTTCTAGAGGCCAAATCAAATTAGCTCCTGCACTCTCAATCACTTTATCAAAGATACCTGTAGGAGCTTTGTCTAATATAACGTCAACTTTCCAATTCAAACGACCGCACATTTCTGTAAAACTCTTACAGAAACTACCAATACCACCGTGTGGAATAAAATGCTGGTCGCTGATTAAGAAAGCAATACGCTTATTGTATGTTTTCATCCTAAATCCACTTTACCGCCACATTCAGGGCAAATATATGCACCCTTATCATCTTCATCTGTATTTTCAACTAAATCCATAATGTCATTAGTCGCATAGCCACAATCTTCACATGTAAATTGTGCATACTCTGTTTCTTGTTCAGAGGTTGGGGTACTGAAAGGCCACGCTGCTCCTGATTTATTTTGAGTTTCTTCTTTGGGCATGTCTTCACCAACACTATTGTTTTCTACAATCTCACCTGTGGGGTTGCCATCATCAAGACGTTCAATGATTAAATCACAATCGATAATCATTTCACATTCATCTTGCATCCAACCGTGTTCTTCGAGGTCAAGCCAACTGTTACCCTCGTCAAAGAATTCTTCTAGCCATTCACGGGTTTCATCGTCACAATCATCGTAGTCGATTTCTTCCCAGCAACCGTCGGAAGTTTCAACCAACTCAGTTTCATATTCACAGTTGTAGATATCTACGCCTGCTTCAATGTTAGGGGGATTGTCATCGTCTGTGTAAACGGTGAACTCACCCCAACGCCATCCTGTTTCAATCATAACAGTGTTACCATCTTTTGTGAGATAGTTACGTTCAATGATTGACTTCTTCCACTCGGGTTTTACTGACCATTGTGCCATTACACTTCTCCTTTAAGTTTAGCAATTAAATATTCGTTTTTATCATACCATATGTATTCAAAAACTGGATCACCTGGACCTGTATACATATATGTTTCTTTGTATGCATGTTTCAACCATATGTATTTACCAGACCTCACACATTTTTTAGGAAAAAATACAAATTTTAATTCGGTTCCTATCTTCCCGTGTTTTATTCCGTTTGTACCATATGATGTCCCTATCATGTTCCCCACTCATTCTTAAATAATGGCACTTGCAATCTGTCACTATAACGCCAGCCACGTTTCATTGCCTCATTAGCAACGTTACGTGCATTTAAATTATACACACTTTCTACACCGCCGCAAGGCATTAGGTAAACAGGACCAGTAAAACCCTTTTTCTTATATTCATTTACTGCTTCTTCGGCTTCTTTTACATCTTCTGCGGTAGCAACGACAAACTTAAGATATACGAATCCATACATCTTGTATTGTGCGACAACATCAGGGCAAATAGCGTCTTCCCAACTCTCACCACTGATACTGAGTTTAGGGCTCACACTAAATGTAATTGCATCGACAGCCCTATTTCTGCGCCAATCATTTAAGTAATCGCCGAACTCTCTACTTAAAGTTTGTGTACCGTTTGTTTCAAAAGTTAACTCTTGTAGTCCCCTCATTTTTTCGTGCGAAAGTAGTTCAGGATACGCTCTTTGCCATCCAAGAAGAGGTTCACCACCCGTGATAACCAAGTGCTCATCCATCCAACGACCTCTAGGGAGTATATCGCAAATGCCGCTAGCAATAGCATCGGTAGTGAGCACAGGACTAAGATGTTTAAAACTAGGGTCCCAAGATGCATAACTGTCACATCCAGTACTGACAAGCGGTAAGGATTTATAATCTTTATAATCTGTTGCATTAATCGCAATTGTTTCCCTCTCTAAACTACGTTCTCCTTTAGGCATACCAAAGCCGTTGCATTCAAAGTTACAACCAAATGTTCGTAGAAACACACTAGGAACACCCATGTATTTACCTTCGCCTTGAATGCTATAAAACAATTCGCTAATTTTGATATGATTCATATTTGATCCGAAATTAATTTTGCTGTGTAAGGAGCTAATGTCCAGCCTAAGTGACCGTGTCCTGTATTATAAAACACTTTATTATTATTGTCACTACGTTTGGTAATAGGCATCATATTGGGAGTCATAGGGCGTAAACAAGCCCAACTTGTATAATCATGTGTGTTGATATTTGGGAAGTTAGTGTGAACCCAATTTAATAGTGGTTCGATTCGATCCCTACGAATATCATAGTTCTCTCCCGCTAACTCAGCAGTGCCAGCGACACGAAAACGATTACCTAAACTTGAAGTAACAATTTTAGCTTGGTCATCTAGTAAACTGTATTTAGGCAAGTATTTAGGGTCAACATTATTAATTGTGATAGAGTATCCTTTGACAGGATAAATGTCTAAACTATCACCTACTTTGTTTGCTAGTTCAACACTACCAACGCCTGCACTTACTACAACTACGTCAAAAGATTCTATCAACTGTTTCATTTCAGGCTTGGTGTTGTAATGAAACTTAACGTTGTAAACTTTATCTAGTCTATCAGCAAGTAAGTATGTAAATTTGTGAATATCTCCTACCCAATCAGATTGTGTGATTGTTGCGCCTACGGTGTTGCAAATATCTTTAAGTGCAGGATCTTGCTTCTTAACTTTATTAAAGGGAATAACATTTCTTTCTAATCCATTGGCTTGATACAACTCTACAGCATTCAATGCGTTGTTCCAATATGTTTGATCCTTATAAAAGTGTACTATGCCGCAATCACTTCTATCAAACATATTATGTTCTATAGCTTCGTCAATACAAATTTGGTCGTAGAGTTTTCTGGACTCAAGACCTAATTGAATAGTTGTAGCAGTATTCTTATGGTATTCTAGATTAAATGTATGCCATAAAAACTTAATCATCCACTTCCATTGCTTGAAGTCTAAGCGAGGACGAAACAATAGTGGTGCATCTTTTTGAAACATCCACTTGATGCCCTTTTTAACATTACCCCATGTTGTCCAGACTTCACTGTTACTAACTGAAATCTGCCCACCATTTGCATAGCTAGTTCGCATCGCGGGGTAAGGTTCCTGTTCATAGACTGAAACCTTATACCCTTTCTTTGCGAGATAGTATGCAGTTGTGATGCCAGTAATACCAGCACCAATCACTGCTACTTTTTTAGTCATAAAAATAAATCCTCATTCCATTCACGATGTCCTTCTCTAAAAGCCATATTGCTTTGTGTTTCTCTAACTTCTACACGATAACACCAAAGTCTATTACTCTCGCCTTGACCTAATAGGTCAGGAATGTAAACGCCATTGACATATTTGTAAAGCATATCACTCAACCCCTCACAACCTAGTCGTGGAAGAATTGTTAGTTTAGCCATCTTCTTTGTTTCTAGTAATTTGTATGTTTCAAGTTCAGGATCATCGGCACTTACTAACAGGGTGTGGTCAAATTGATCCTCAAGAATCTTTTTCAATTCCTTAAGACCACCATAGTCCATTGCCCAATTACGAACGTCTAAATCGTTCGTACCGAAATAAAATTTCATACTGAAGCTATATCCATGTATTAGATTACAATGACTGTCGGCGCGCCATTGACGATACGCACATGGGAACGCATCGTGATATTCTTTGGTACTTACGTATTTGTAAGTAATAGGTTGAAGATTTGCCATCTCTAGTCTCCTTTATGTAAAGTAGCAAGTTTGATGACATGCAGAATTTATATAGCGGGATGAATGTCTAAGAACCGCTGTAAGTATTTACCATTTTACGTTAAAATTGTTTTTAGCAGTTTCCGCTTCAAACACACGCTTACGCAAACTACTTGAACTAAAACTATGGTCACGCCGATTGAAAACATTTTCAATACCACGTGCTGCACCTTCATTACGTCCAGTAAAGTTTGTATCTTCGTATTCTACCCCTAGTATACGCACATCTAACGGTAATGTCAAAATAATGTCAACCAAATCCTTTTCTGTTTCGTAAACAACAATTTCGTCTACAAAACGGCAAGCTGCCAATTGTATTTGTCGTTCAACGATACTTTGAATTGGTTTGTTTTTTGTATCTGGTCTGTCAATCGTCGGGTCTGTTTGAAGTAATGCTATTAAGTAATCACAGTGGTTTTTGGCTTCTGCTAACATAGCAATATGTCCAGCATGTAACAAATCGAATGTACTTGCTGTAAACCCAATTTTAAGACCTTTATCTTTTAACTCTTTAATTTTATTGAATATCATTATTTACCCTTACAATTACAAGGTCTACGACCCTGATTACAATTACCCGAGCATCCACCGGGTAATCTACGAACTATAGATATGGCAATAGCTATAACTATTAATACAATTAATAGATTCATTTACAGCCTTTATTAGCAATCTGTAAGAACTCTTGTCGTGCCGCTGGATCAGTTTTGAAACCACCACCTAAGCGACAAGTAACAGTTGAACTGCCTGTATCCTCAACACCTCTGCTTTTCACACAATAGTGTTGTGCGTCAATCATAACTGCTACATCTTCCGTATCGAGAATGAACTGTAATGTGTGGAAGATTTGTTCAGTAAGTCTCTCTTGTATTTGAGGTCGCTTACTGAAGTATTCCACGATTCTGTTGATTTTGCTGAGACCGAGTACCCTCTGCTTAGGAACATACGCCACAGTAGCAAGCCCATCAATAACGACAAAGTGATGTTCGCAATTGCTTTGGACGGACACGTTACGCTCCACGACCATTTCATTATACTGCATTTTATTATCCACTGTTGTGCATTTTGGGAATGCTTCATAATCTAAACCCCAGAAAATTTCGTTAACATACATCTTAGCAACACGCTTGGGCGTTTCTGCTAAACTATCATCATCCAAATCAAGTCCTAACACCTGCATGATATGACTGAAACTTTTTTCAATTTCATCAATTTTATCTTTGCGGTCTAAACTTGTTTTAAATGTTGGGGTTTCAACGCCCATCTTAACTAGATGTTCGTGTACTTGTTGACCCAACTCGGGGTCAGTTTTTGTTTTATTATATGACATAGAATCCTTCCTTACGCGGATATGAGTTTTGAAGTGTTGTCACCGTTGTGTGACATACTTATTTATACTTTCTTTTTAGTAACTGTCTTTTTTGCGGCAGGAACTTTTTTATTTGCTTTTGCCTTAACTGCTGGCTTTGTAGTTTTAACACTAGCTAGTGCTTCACGAACCTCTTTTAATAGTTGTTCGTCATCCCATTCTAGTTTAGTAGAACCATCTTCATATGTATATACTGTAAGATGGGAACCTTTTTTAATTTGAGGCCAGGTCCCGCTAGCCTTAGGTTTGCGGGTTGCCATGATTACTTAGCCTTTGCTTCTTTACGGGCAGCTTTTTCAGCAGTAATTTCGTTACGGCGTGCTTTAACTGCCTTGGCTAGTTCTGCTAGTGCTTTACGGGCACGTGTACCTGCGGCACTGTTGCCCTTTTCAAACTTTTCATGTTCAGCTTCATAAGCTGCTAGTTGTGTTTTGATATCATCATGTGCGGACATAGTTTCTCCTTAGTATTTTGTCTCATGTGTATGCTTACGATAATCTGTACTCATACGCAAATATTGCTCACCCTTGCCTTCAAGAATGTCACAAATTCTATCTATCGTTTTATCATTGTAATCAGAAATTTTACCTTGATTACGATGTGGTTCATGTATTGCTTTATACAACTTTATTGCGGCGTCATCTTTAGACCATGGTACATAAAGTCTATCACTATCATTCGCAAAAGTTTCTGGAAAACTGCGATAAGCAGGATATACGACATTACATCCAAGCGCATCTGCTTCACTTACTGTATTGCTTACCCAATCTTGTAATGCACAGTTAAACAACACACGACTATTGTTTAAAATTTCATAGTATTCGTTCTTACTCAAATCTTCACGGATACTGAGTTTACCTTCACTACGCATTTTATATGTGCGTTCCATATAGCTTTGATTGTTGCTACGCAACGGTGCACCGCTTAATACAACGAATTCTACATATTTTCGCCATTGGTCAAAGCGACTTTGAAATTCTTCAATCACATCCATAAAGAAATCAGGTTGCTTTTCCTGATCCCAACGTGCGGCAAATACTACACGCATCGGCCTATCGTTGAACGGTTTAATTTCACTTACACGTTCACGTACTTCGTCTTTACCAAATGCTAGACCACTGATATTGTAAATTGGTGCATCCCAACCTGCAATCTTCATGTGCATGACCATTTCTTCGTTAGTCGCAAGGATAGCACCTCCGCTTTGACGTACTGCCTCGCAAACCATTTTCTCATAGAGACCCATCCACTTGTCCATTCCCCAAACGTGAACAAAATCATCAGGATCAATAGACTGTGCGAGACAACGGACAAAAAGTTTTGGACGATGTGTTTCAGGCACTTGATTAAGAATATAAGGTAATGCCTCAAAGCCAGGTTGAAACATGTCCTCAAAGTAGATAACATCATCACTGGTTACCTTGCCTTCCTTCATCATCTTTACTAAATTCATCAATTGACTCATGCCAAAGTAACTACGACCATGTGCGTCTAGCACTTGACCTGTTACGATAGCTTGGTCACTAGAAAGGGTATCACCGGGTACGATTTCATAATCGATGCCACGGCGTTTGAATACACGTTCATTCCAATCTGTCAATTGTAATGTGTATCTTGCTTTGTAAGGCTCTAGGCCCATGTAAAATAATTTACGCATCTTTTCTTTCTATATCTTCTTCTATACATTTTTTACCATATTGAATCTCAACAACACGACATGGTTTAGTAAATGGATTTGTTAATTGATGCCATTCTTTAGGCTCAATCGTTATTGTATCATGTTTACTGTAAGTAATCTCATATGAATTACCCTCTTCATCATATTTGCGTAGTTTACATTTACCCTCAGTTACAATCCAATGTTCACTGCGATGTTTATGCTTTTGCATACTCAATGATTGTTTGGGTTCTACTGTAAGTTCTTTTACCTTACAACCTTCTACTTCATGTAATACACGATAGTATCCCCATGGACGTTCTGTTTTAGGTGCTTTCCATTCTTCTAAGATCCAAGAACTTGAATTGGCCTTGTTATCGCCGCCTACTCCGAATTCAAATGTCAGCTTATCATCAACAATATCCATTTCGGGAATATTATCTTTTGTTCTGTCACCACCGTTGGCAAAAACAATTTCTGCGTCAGGGTAGCTTTCACGTAGTTTGATAATAGCATCACGGCTGCTACCATCACTATCATCAAACTGAATAAAACCATCTACATTTTGTAATGCGAATATAACTGCGGCCCTTTCACTATAAGGCATAAAAGGTCGGCCCTTTTTACGAGCCAACCATTCATCACTGTTAAGTCCTACAATTAAGTGGTCACCTAATTTTTTAGCAGCATTGATATAAGCAATGTGTCCGCTGTGTAGAGGATCGAATCCCCCAGTGATTAAAACAAATTTCATACTTTCATATCTTCCTGCCATTGATCCTTAGCAGGCTTGCCGCCAAGTGCCTTTTGAAATTGACGATATGCAAAACTACGCATATCATACAATGTTGATTCATCAAACTTGTACCCGTAATCCTTACAGAATTCTAGATATTTCTCTAGGTCTTCAAAGATTTGATTGACACGAGGATTAGATTGAACTTGAGGTTTTGCCATTTTATTAATTCCTTTAGATAGCAATTGATTGATAGTTTTGATGTGTATTATAAACAATAGTAGCGCCGTTTTCATCATCTTCGGAGACAGTGATTACGACATTACGACCGGGATAGCGAGTAGCGATTTGCTCATAGAGGTCGTCGCTAATCATTTCACAAGACTTGTAATTCAGTTCAAGTGTACCGCCTTTATAGAGATTCTCTAGCCAGCGTTTAAATTGAATGAATTCAATATCCCTGTCATTGTGAAATACTTCAATCGTCACTTGAAAGTGAAAAATGTGACGATGTGGAGTTCCTAAAAAGCTAACATCATACTCATCCCCTGTTTTTAGTTTAGGATCAGTTGCTGCCGCCGGGTACATATGAATACCTTCTTTTTGGAATTTAACAAAGATAGTGCGAATAGCTTTATCTTTGATACGTTGGCGAGTTTCTGCCAATGCTTGTTCACGTTGTTCCATTATCTGTCATCCTCAAAATCGACACGCTCATGGTCATGATCCCATTGTGCGCGGCGTAGTTGTTGCAATTCGGTAAGATATTTTTGTTTTGTTTCTCGTAATTTTTGTATTTTATCAGTATCTTTACTATTTGACTTCTCTAATTGGAACAATTGATCGGATACTAAGCGATGAGATTCTTCCAAAGTTTTAATACGTTGTTTATAGGGCATGTTATTCTCCTAATGCTTCTTGCATTGCGTCATCACTATCTTCTATGATTTCGTCAACTTCGGCATCATTGTTCTCTACTTCAAACAATTCATCAAACATAGTCATGGCATTCATAGTTTTCTTACCACTGATACCTTGACTACCTGACTGCATCTGCATCCAAAGTTTACTATGTGATTTTATCAAATTTAAACTTTTTTGTCTATCTTTTAGGCTAAAGATTTCATCGATAATATCACCGAAATGATAGTCATCGAACTTATTCATAATCATTTTAGGCATGATACCTTGTTCATATTTACGGTTAGCCTCTTGTACTGCCACAATATGTTGATAGACATTATGACTTTGGATAAGTGTATAGCTTAATGTATCCCATGAGGTTTTAGTTTCCTTACCTTGTTGGTTAATGAAACCTTTACCACGATAGCAAACATCTTTCATAGTCAACAAATCAGTGACTGGACTATCTGTAAACTGTTTGTGTATGCCATCTTGTAGACATGCATCACTGAATTTACGATTGTCTCCGCCTTGAGCACCTGCACTTGCTACGCCATACTTCTTATCCTCAGCAGTCTTTTCCATACTGTAAGACCATTTCTTACCATGTTCAAAACTGTTGTTAAAGTAAGCTAGACCTTTAGCCGCAGAGAAGAATGGGCTTGCACAGTCAAACGTAATACGCAAATCTGGGTTATGATACTTACGAATTGCTTTCTGAATATCAGTGAACAACAATGCGTATTCCATAATACTTACACCCAGACAGTGAACCAAGTCATGTTTACCTTGTTCAAGTAATCCGTCGTGAATGATATCAACAAAACGGGTAAGCATAAGTTCAACGTCAATTTTGTTTTGACCACCGAACGCCCAACCATTGAAGTGATTGTCGGGATAGATATTTGGATCGCAGTATTTTTTCATTTCTGCATACCAATCATCACTTTGCTTGTGATTACGACCCTGTAACACGTTTAAGAACTTACAGTTACCATTACGATTCTTAATAAAGTATTCGTTATTGATATGGGTAGCTGCAATAGCTTCTTCAATTGTACTGATACCGTGTGCTGATTTACCAGTCTTAGGATCCTTGATATGGAAGGTAGTTAAGGATTGTGATGGGATATCCAAACACATACCGTAATCCATATATGTATCCATCCAAGTCAACACTTGCTTACGCTTTGCCATTGCTCTTGGGCAATTAGGGTCTTTCCAATCAGCAGGCCACTGACATTTTAGAATCTGGAAACCACCACTGTCACCCAACATGAATGTACCTTCTTCACGTTCGCGGATGATGCTTTCGCTAGCATCATCTTTAGTAACATCTAAGTTAGCGTGACCAGCACTATATAGACCCCACTTGTATGTGTAGAGTCCTTGACTACTGTTAAGAAAGTTTAGTTTCTCAACATCACCATTAAAGGCTGCAGGTATACGTGCTTGGTCAAAGTAAGGTTCACCCTTACGTTGTTTACCCAATCCACTAATGTAGAAACTAGACACTGCTGGTAAGAACAGTGCCCAGTCTGGCTTTTGCTGATTTGAAAGATTAATTTGCTTCAACTTTTACTTCTTCTTTTAGCAATGTTTTGACCATAGCAATTTTACGCTGATAGTCAAGCACAGTGTTATTCATTTGGTCAACTAAGTCTTTGATAGTAGGGTTAGCGTTAGCCAATGCTTGAAGTTCGTATTCTTCTCGCATCTTATTTTCTGCCCATTTAAGTGCAGCTATAGCATTTGATGACAAATTAACAGTAGCACTGCCGCCTCCGACACTCATCCAAGTACTACCATCATAGACTTTCATCTGTTGACTGTTACTATCATATGACATAGCACCAATCATAGGCTGACCAGAACCTTTGTTAATGTAAGGCTGAGCACCTTTGCTACTAGTAACAGTTAGATACTCGCCTCCCATGATATAGTCAATCATTTTGCGTTTGCTGGAAGTAGATAACGATATGTTGCCATGCCACTATCAACTGTAATTTCAGTAGCACCTGCATCACTGACTTTGATTGTCTTGTCGCCAGGAAGATCCATAATAGCCAAGAACACTTTAACGGGCCAGTTCCACTGCTTATTCAATGTGCCACCGACTGTAGGTTGAAACACAAAGTTACCGCTGTGAGTGCTAGGGTCACCAAAATTAATCTTCAAGTCACCATTGACAGTACTCATAGTGAAATGTTCTTCTTCACTGTTAGCACTTGCTTGTTTCTTTAGTCGTTGAATACCAGCAATGCTAGGTTCGAACTCAACGTTCCAGGCAGCACCCTTGAAAGTAACTGTCTTGACCTTTTCTTCAACGATTGCTTTACTCATTAGTCGATAGTCGTTAACAAAGTCACCTGTCTTTGTTTCAAAGTGAATAGTGCTAGGAACATCAACACCATCTTTATTAACTTTATTAACGCTAATTTTAGCATCAGTGTCATAGTCATCAAAACCTAGAATTGTTTTTAGTTTACCTAAGTTAGGCATACCAAAAGTTCCGATAAAGTCTGCTAGTGGGGTTTTGAATGTGCCACTAACGATAACACTTTTATCTTCTGCTACAGCATTAATCTGTGTTTCTTTGTCAGTACCTGCGACTTTAATTAAGTCTACGTTACCTAGACCATGTGTGTGAGCAATCAAATCTTGTAAATAATCTTTCATGTTTTTCCTTTATATACCTTATTTAGGCAATTGTATTACGTATTGTAGTGGAATTTATTACGCAAGTCAACACTAATTTAACCAAACGAAAACAAATCGTCAAACGTTGACTTAACATCAATATTACTCTTAATGTCCCAATCCAAGACACCGAGCAAGTTATCAATCTTTTCGTCAACTAGTGTAGATTCCATTGCATCGTCATCAAAGGGTAGTTCTTTGAACCATTCTGGTAGCCTGAGTTCATCAGTTGGGTATGCGATACTGTTGAACCCAAGAGCATTTGGTTTCAATTTACACACAACGATTTTCATACCATCGACAATTTGCTGACTATAGTTGTCTCCATTCATTTTACGTAAATAGTTCCAATTAATAGCGGCACGTGCATGACCAACACCACACTTACCTGTCTTTTCAAAAACTTGTGTGTGCTTAGTCAAATTGTTAACTGACTTGGGCGAACCCTTAGTCCAACTATCCTGTGCTGACATTGTACGCTTAAAATCTTTTACACGTTCAATTACATCTTCACGACCTTTACCATGTTGTAAGACCATTGACAATACATCCATCAAGAATTCCTGCACATACTTGGGAGTATCTGCACGTTTCAGGTCAAGACCCATAGCCTTGATATCACCCATTTGACCGTCTTTATCTTTGCGCTTACCTTCTTTGTCAAAGATATTAATAGCATAACGTTTTTTAGTAATAAAGATACTTCGGTCACCAATAAGTTCGCGGCCAGCTTTGATGATTTCACCATTCTTACGAGGCGCATGAAATGCACGTTCTAAGAATGCCGGGAAAGAGTTGTTTGCTTCTTCTGCGATTGAATCGTACAGACCAATACAAACTTCTTTGTTCCACTCTAACTCACCACTATCAATTTGAGGCTTTAGTGTTGTGTATGCACTGAAATAGCATGAGTCAGTATCACCATAAACGATAGCGGGACCATCGTGGTTATATTCACCGGTTACAACACTATTAATTTGGCTCATCATGTGTTTAACAATCTGACGACCGCTTAATGTAACTGATTGACCGATACGTTTGTCATAGAATCGGCAGTGTTCGTTCAACAGTGCGCCATATGCAGAGTTAAGCAAAATCTTACGAACAAGTTGTCGTTTGTCATAGTACTCAAACATATCAGTACCATAATTTTCTTTTGCTTGTTTTTGAATAGATTTACGTTCTGTATACCAACGTGTGAGTAGACCAGGAATCACGCCCTCTTTTTCGTATGTAAAGATTGTACCGTTTGCACTCAACATCCAGGGCTTATGACTATCAAAAACCAATTTCCATATCTCAGCCGCAGACATTTCTTCACTGCGACCATCTTCGTAGTCAAGTGTAAGCATAGTACCACGTTCTTGGTTCATAATTGCTGTGTACTCAAGTGAGCCAAACAATCCTTCCCATAGAATTGCTCCAGTTACATCATCGTCACCTTCTTTATAGTGCTTTTTCTCACGTGCGAGTTTAGCACCTTTTTCTTTCATGTACTGGTCAGTTAGTGTTTGTCTGACTTGGGCAACGATTGTTTCTGGTGCCATGTTGAGGGCACGAATAGCCGAGGGATAGAGCGAGTTAATATCGACTGCTCCGACCCATTCGTGTAATCCTCTTTTGGGCGTAGCAACATAGGCACCTGCCGCTTGTTGGACTTCATCATCATTATCACTCTTTCGTTTTTTATCAGGAACTACCATACCTCTTTCATGGGCTTCGTTCATAATTGCCATTTCAATCATAGCAACAGAACCCATAACAGTGGGCAACAACACTGTATTCTCATGTGCTAGCGCATTTGCTAGGTCTAAGAACTTTAACTTGTTGTGGATCTTAACCAACAACATTGTATCTTGTCTGTTGTATTCTAAGAACTTTTCCCAGTCCTTATTATACAATTGGTCAAGAGTACCTTCATATTGTGTTTTGTTTTCACCGACTTCCATCTCACCAATGAAGTCAAGTTTATAACTATGGCGACTTTCGTAGTTGTACTTTTTGTACAACTGCAAATAGTCCATGTGAATGCGACCTACTAAATCATAAGTTGTTTCTGATTTGCCAAAACGTTCATACTCACGTGGTTTGGGAAGCTGACCCATCAAGCAGAACTTTCGTGTGTCATCCTTACTCATTACACGTGTAACACGATTGACCATATAGGGAATATCATAGCCCTCTGAGTTCCAACCAGTCAACACATCAGCATCTTCAATCAATTGGAAGAATGTATCAAACATTTCTTTCTCGTTGGCAAAGATAAGTGTATTTTCAAAATTACCAACAATCTCTTGCGCTGTTTCTTTGCTCATATGTCTTGGTGGAATACACAATGTTACCAATGCGTCTTGCCAATCTAAGTACAATGAAATTGCGGTTACAGGATTGAATGGATCGCTTGTGGGACTAAAACCTTTGACGGGATCAAAATCAACTTCAATGTCAAAGAAGCACGTGTGAAGTTTAGGTGGTTCAACACCTAGATAGTTTTCACTAAGGCAGCGAAATACAACGTTGATATCACTCTCAAACAATTTCTTGCCACTGTGGATACGGCGTTCTTTTTCAAATTCACTGCGCTTACGTGTACTAAAACGACTTACAGGATCTCCGTAGATACTACGTTGCTTACCTTTTGGATCGCTGTAATAAAAAACATAGTTAGCTGGGAATTCTTTGTAGTGACGTTTGCCGTCTTGACCACGTTCAACTACAAAAATTCTATCACTATCTCTGTCGTGGATAGCATCTACATAACTCATGCGTTAACAATCATCCTTATTAGTGCAATACTATCAATTGTAACAAGTAATAGATAGTTAGCAAGCATACCGGAACTCTTGCGAGTCCAAGCTGCCCATGCAAAAATTGCACATTGCAAAATAAAAAGTGGATAAAGAATTAAGAAAGGCGGGTTAGGAACAGTAAGCATCATTGTAAAGCTACAACCAATGCTTAATGCCCATGCTAGGATTTCAAGGAAGCAACGTAATGGATTACTACGCCAATCTTCCTTAATCCAAGTAAATATACCAATTAATAATTCATTCACAAAGTCTTGCCCACAGTTTCTAAAATAGTGTTGAGTTCATCGTGGTCTTTGTTAGTCTGACCTAGACTTGCCTTGTGTGCGATTTTGATTGCCTTCTTTAATGTAGAGGCTTTGATTTCTAGTTCTTCTGCAACTGCTTTGATTGTATCATTGAGTCCACCTTGAAGTGTATCAATTTCATGCAATGTTGCCATACCCTCATTTACTAGTTGGGTAAGTTTGATTTTAGCTTCGTTATTAAACGTGCGGTTATAGTCTGACATAGGTTCTCCTTAAGTAATAAGTATATATGAATCAGTTTTGTTTTTCAACTATTTTTTTCACCAAAGTGTGAAGTCCTGGGTTAACATGCAATGCTTGTGGCATTAGTACGTTGCGTACATAGTTACGCATGTATTTGGTGTCTTGATTTGATTCATCTTCAATCCAGGGCACATCATGTCGCAAGCACCAAGATTTAAATTCGTCTTTGCGTGTGGTTAAGAATGGGCGCAACACATTGTTACGAATCATGGGAATCACTTTGGGTGTACCGTGTAGTGCTGACCAAATGTATGTTTCTACACAGTCATCTAAATGATGACAAGTAATGACTGGACCCAATTGACTCAAAAAATCGTACCGTTCTCTGCGCCAATATTCTTCTTGTGATTCTTCTTTTTCTTTTTCAACTCGGCACCTACCGAACATCATAGGAAGATTGTTGTCTGTGCAATATTGGGCAACAAACCTGTATGCTTCATCACCATGCTTAGTGCCATGATGAAAGTACGCAATAGTTACATCGTGCTTTCGTTTAAGAAAGTCAACAACTGCCATGCTGTCCACACCACCGCTACATGCAATAGTGATTTGTTTGGGTAATGGAACTAATAGCTTAATCATTGTGCTAGTATAGCACAGATTAAAGATTATTGAAAGATGTGATGGTTCTTTTCGCCGTAAATTTTTATATACTTACCAGCTAACATATCAGCCATAGCTTCAATTGGGCTACCAGGATAGCTATCTCCTGGTTTAATCATACCCAATTCATCCTGTCTTACATGCACCAACTCATGGAATACTGTTCTAAGGATATCTACTAAATTACGATTTTTAGCATAGACCCAAACTGTATGTGTGCCCATATGATGGCTACCTGTATGATGTCCAGTTTGCGCTTCTTCGGTATCTAAACTTAAATGTATTTTGGGAACAGTTTTGAGATGTAGTTTTTTGGATGTCCACTGAACAAACCTGTCTACTTCTTTCTCCAAATCGCACTCTACATCATCACCTTCGTCAAGTTTATTCTTGATCCAAGAGTCAGGAGTTTGGTGATATTTTTTTACAAATAAATTGTGCAATGCATGTGCCGATATCTTGTGCTTCTTAGCAACTTTTTGCATCAACTTATCAATGGTATCATAGTCGTGTTTAGATAAGCTAGGCAACTTTTTTGCTAACTCATTCACTGCTGATTCTAATAATACTTCTGCAAATCTCACGATAGTTTATTATTGGCTTATTTCTTCTTGAGTATGAGTAATACCATAATATTCTAGCCATTCTTCATACATGCTAACGTAATCTGGATCCATTTCGTAGTCTGCTTCTGTAGCCAATGCTTCCCAAATAGCCTTAGCTTCGGGGCCTTTTACTTCTAAAATCCAATCAGGTTGCATTAAGAATTCTTTTTCTGATGTGAAAGTGTGCTTTATATTTCCTTGTATGCTGATTTTTTCAACCATGTTATTCTCCGTTATAATATATTTAGTCTGCCTTGCCACATTTGGCGCGTTTTGCATTGGTCAATGCGCCAAAATCTACTGCCCATTCTTTTCCGGGTTGCAGTTCGATAGCACCCTGAGGGAAACTATATTGTACACCTGCTGTTTGCTGTATTTGTACTACTGGAACACGGAATTTAGTCAAGTCATTACCTAAGTTCCCATAAGGTGCTACATGAGGAAATCCCCATCCTGCAACTTCTTTGGTAGCGTTATTAATAACAATCTTGTAGTATCCTGTAGGAACAACTACACCTTTACCTATCTTTTTATCTGTTGCTGTATTGTATATTGCACCAACATAAATTGTATATGATTGATTGCGCTGAACAGCCCAACCACGTACACTTGTCTCTAATAATTTCCAAATGCCACGATTCAATGAACCATGCTGAGGAAACATATTAGTCATTAAGAAACTTTCATATTCAACTTGCTGATCCCAGCTTAGATCGCCGTCTGGTGCTGCATGGCCTTTATCGTATCCAGTACCGGTGTAATCGTCGGGAGTGGGGCCATTCTGAACATATTGATTAGCAACGAAAGCATTAGTGCGAGGGAAACAGCCGAGAGCGTTTTGAGGTAGTAGTTCATAAGTGACAAACTTTGGTAGTTTTGCAGCGGCATCGTATCCCACTAGATATGCTTGCTGACACAATGGCTGTACATTTGTTGTGTTAGGGAAACCATATGGTGCGTGTTTTTGACATTGTTGAACAGGAAAAGGTGCTCGTTGTGTCCAAGCAGATGCTGATAATGCTAATAGTGATAATGCGATTGTTGTTATTATTTTTTTCATTTTTGTAATTCGTATGCTCTTGGATTTGTTAGATAGAAATCTGTTTCACCGTCTACTCTCTTAGTGTGCAAGTCCCATTTAGGTAGTAAACGCTTTACCATCTTAATGTATAAACTTGTGCGTGAATCTCCTTTTGATGAGAATCGTAACTCTAATACTTTATCTCCATACTCTTGTAAGAATTGTCTAGTGATATCAATCGCAGTTGACATGACTTCTGCTGAATTGCCTGTACCAGTCAATCCAAACATCTTTTCTTGGTCAGTTTGATTTCTTACACGAAATGCTATTGTCCAGTTGTTGGGGCGACGAATGTTCTCAACCGCAGCATGCCAGAAATATTCAACATCACCGACGGTAAAAGTAGCCATTGCTTCTTCTTCTCCGCGGAACTCCCACTTCCAGTTCTTGCCCTGTTGAAATAATTCTGTTAAGTTTTCGTCTTCCCAAACTCTTTCTTCCCCGCGATGTTTTTTCCAGAA